GAATTATAATGAAAAACCAGTAAAAATTTGGGAATTACCTATTAAAGGCGAAGATGATAATTAAAAACAGATGCTAAATATGACATACGAATTAGCTAAAAAAATAAAAGATGCGGGATTTAAACAATATACAAACGATATTGATGCTGATATAAAGTCCTGGTGGACTCCCGATGGTGATGTAATTGTTCCCACTCTCTCCGAACTCATTATGGCGTGTGGAGATGGGGAATTTCAATTAAAAAGAACTAAAATGTGGCACGCAGTTATTCAAAAAGGAGATGTCCAAAATCATAATTGGTCTCACGCATTAACTCCCGAAGAAGCAGTCGCTAATTTATGGCTAGAATTACATAAATGCTAATAGATTTCTTTACAACATTGCCAGGGATATTGTTTCTAGCTTTTATGAGTTTTGTGATTGCTTATGTGAGTGTTGACAGATAGATAAAAATATAAATATATGTATATTTGCAATAAATATAAAAAAGAATTAACTATTAAAAAATATAGTAAAGTATATAATAAAGGTAAACCAACTTCTGATTTAGAACCACTAACATTATCTAGTGCGATAGATAGGGTTTTGTCAATAAAACACACTTGTAAAAAGGTCAAAAATAAGGTATAATGAATACTATGCCAAATAAAATATTCATAGCAAAAGACTTTGATTCAAGGGAAGAATTAGAACGAATAGTTAGTCTAGAGTTTCCATTAAATACTGATATTAAGGGTGCGGAAATTAAGGGAACTACGAAGGAACTAAAACGATTAAGATTATCGGAGAAAACTACATTTTGGGGAATTAAGTGTATAGCAACTGATTCACTACCACTTTCACCACCAAAAGATAGACCAAACCGTGGTATAATAAATAAAAACTTTGGAATTAATAAATAAAAACGATGGCTAAAACAAAAATCAAGTTTCACTCAGAGGCAAGGAAGGCAATATTAAAAGGAGCTAATATAATTTACGATGCAGTTAAAATGTCGCTCGGACCAGAGGGTGGAAATGCCTTAATGTATGGTACATTCGGTAGAAGTCCAAGAATTACAAATGACGGCGTTTCAATAGCAAAAAGTATTGAGTTAAACGATGAGTTTGAGAGTTTGGCCGCTAATAGTTTTAGAGAAGCAGCTGAAAAGACTAACCAAAAAGCAGGCGATGGAACTACAACCACCATTGTTATTGCCGGTAAACTTTTAAATGATGTATTTGGAAAATTAAGTGAAACTTCATCAGCTATTAGAACTGCCACATCTGGTGGTAAGGCCGGTGTAATGAGTTTATCAAGACAATTATTAGCATCTGCTAAAGTAGTTATTGAAAAAATTAAAGGCGTTGCGGTAGAAATAAAATCACTTGAAGACCTTGAAAAGATAGCATCTGTATCGGTTGAGGACGCTAATCTAGGCAAAATCATAGCAAATATGGCGTATGAAGTTGGCATAGATGGCTTTATTGATACGATTGAAGGCCACAAAGGCGTTATTGAAACTGAAATTATCAAGGGTGCAAGGTTTCCGGCCAAGATCGCTGCTAAAGCATTCGTAAATAACCAAGCAAGGTATGAAATGATTTGTGAAGAATTACCGGTTGTCGTGACTAACAGGAAATTAACCAACCCATCTCAAATTGGCTCATTTACTAAAAACTTACATACAAATAAATTAGTTGTTTTTGCACCAGAGTTTTCTGAAAGTGTTTTAGTTGATTTGGTTATGGCCTTTAAAAATGGATTTCAAATATTTCCAGTTAAAGTTCCAGCACTAAGAACCGAACAGTTTGAGGACTTATGTGTTTATACCGGTGCAAAGTTCATTAACAAGGACGCAGGAATAGCATTAGAAACTATTACCGATAAAGATTTAGGTTGGTTAGATAAACTTGTTGTTAAAGATATTGATGCTAGGGAAGATGCCGTTTTAACTGGCGGTGGTGGTACGAAAGAGGGTAGAACTAATTTAACTGGTATTGAATTAAAAACAGATTCAGAGGTTGCCAAAAGAATTAAAATATTGTTAAGCCAAGTAGATGAGGAAAGGATTGATTCTCATAAAAAGTTATTACAAAGGAGAATTGCATCGCTAGGTTCAGCTATTGGAGTTATAAGAGTTGGTGCTTCGACCGACAAAGAGTCTCATTACAAGAAAATGAAAATTGAGGACGCAGTTTATGCTTGCAAGGCCGCACTTCAAGAAGGTTATGTTAAGGGCGGAGGTTTGTGCTTAAAAGAAATTGCTGAAACTTTACCTGATGGCGACTTACTTAAACCAGCATTATTAGCACCATATAACCAAATACAGGCCAATTCAGAGGAAACTCTAGTAATAGGCGATGAAATTGTAGACCCAGCTAAATCAACCCGATTATCCGTTGAGCATGCAGTTTCAATAGTTGCCCAGTTAATTACAGTAAAAGTTTGTATTCCACAGGCCAATGAAATTAATCCCGGCGATGGAAGTGCAATGATAGCCAAGGCAATTATGAATTACACAAGATTACTACAAAAAAAGGAAGGATTAATCAATGAAAACCTTGCAGAAGCCGAGGGCGAACAAGATAGGATTTATCAGGAAAGATTAATGGGTGATGATGACTAATTTAAAAAATAACTATCAAAACAATAAAAGAAATTAAAAAGGAAGTATACGAAAAAGCACTAGAAGAAGTTGTTAGAAAATTAGCGACGATTGAATTAGATATATTGGTTTGTGAGAATATAGAAGAAAATGTTATAATTACAAGGAAGCCAATGGGTTTTAGCAGTGATGGTAAGCCAACATCATGGCAAGATATTACCGCTAAGGATTTATTGCCCGAATTACGCAACCAAGCTAAGGATTTACAGGTAAGAGTCGATGAAATAATTAAATTATTAAATTAAAATGCCATTATCAAGTGTAAATAGACAAAAGTTAATGAGTGCTATGAAGGAAGTTCATAGTAAAGTTCCTAAGAATGTAAAGAAAACCGGTAAGACAGGAAAGGCTAAGCAATCCATGTTGGCCGCAATAGCTTATTCAAAGGCAGGGTTAAGTAAAAAGAAAAAGTAATGAATTATGTAAGGGATAAAATATTTCTTATAGTAAAGGTATTAGATGCCTTACTTAGTGTATTTGCCCTAATAATGACATGGATTATTGTTGTTGTAGGAACTATATTTGGTGTTATCTATTTAATTAAGTTAGTTGTTTAAAGAAATGCTATTCTTATCAACACTATTGCAGTTTTTAGTATTAATGATTGCTATGTATTCGTTTGGTTTTAGAATAGCTCTATTATTAGTTTTATCTCAAATTGTTGTTTATTTATACGATATATGGCTAAACAAAAAGGACTAAACCCAAAGCAAGAAGCATTTTGCCAATTATATGCCAAGAGTGAGGAATTTTTTGGTAATGGAGTTCAAAGTTATTTAGAGGTTTATGATATAAGTAAGGATAAGCCAAATTGGTATAAAACAGCTTGTGCGGCGGTTAGTAGGGAGTTAAGCAATGTTAAGGTTTGCCAAAGAATTAGTGAACTACTTGAAAAACAAGGGCTAAATAACGAATTTATTGATAAGCAGTTATTATTTTTAATAACTCAACACGCTGATTTTACTAATAAGTTAGGTGCAATTAGAGAGTTTAATAAGTTAAAGCAAAGGATAACCGATAAACTTGACTTAACTTCAAAGGGTGAACAAATTAAAGGCATAAATTATATTGTTCCTAATGGACCAAAAAGAACTAAAGATAACGATTGAGCCGACATACAAACAGCATTTAGGTTGGCAAATATTAGAGGATAAGGAAACTGAAGAATTCTTATTTGGCGGCGGAGCAGGAGGGGGAAAAACTTGGCTTGGATGTGAGTGGCTAATTTCAATGTGCCTTAGATATCCAAACACCAAATATTTTATCGCTCGTAAGACTTTAAAAAATCTAAAACAAACTACGCTATTAACATTCTTTAAGGTTTGTAGACATCATAAGGTAAAAAGGGATATACATTTTCGTTATAGAGAACAGCAGTCAGTAATAGAGTTTCTAGAAACAGGAGCAACTATTGATTTATTAGAAGTATCTTTTAACCCAAGCGACCCAGACTATGAAGATTTAGGTAGTGCTGAATATACTTCAGGTTGGATAGAGGAAGCAGGCGAAGTAAACTTTGGTGCATTTGATACATTGACAACTCGTATTAATAGGCAGTTAAACGATAAGTATGGAATATTGGGTAAAATATTTATTACATGCAACCCTAAAAAGAATTGGTTGTATAGAGAGTTTTATAAACTATGGAGGAAAAAGGAATTACCGGCCAATAGAAAGTTTTTACAGTCTTTGGTTGATGATAACCCTAAAAATGAAGCAGGTTATAAACAGAAACTTTTAGGAATTAAGAATCAATCTAAAAAGCAAAGACTATTATTTGGACAATGGGAATACGATGATGACCCGTCAGCATTAATGAGCTTTGAAGCCATATCTGATTTATTTACTAATACTGTAAAGGAATCAACAGAAAAGTATATGACCGTTGATGTAGCTAGGTTTGGTAGTGATTTAACAGTAAGTAAGTTTTGGAGAGGTTTAAAGGTTTACAAGGTTAAGATACGCAGAAAACAAGCGACCAATACTACAACTGAAATGATTAGAAATGATGCAAGAGATGAGGGAATACCTTATAGCCATATAGTTATTGACGAAGACGGAGTTGGCGGTGGAGTTGTTGATGGATTAAATGGTGTAAGGGGTTTTATTGCTAATAGTTCGCCATTAGAGGATATAAGACTAGACAAAAGGACAGAAGAAAAACCAAATTACCGTAATTTAAAAGCTCAATGTGCTTATATGCTGGCCGAGGAAGTAAATAACCATAGAACCGCAGTTGCTACAGATGTTATTATTGATTATGATGAGGATATTAGTTATGAAGAACTATTAACCGAGGACTTAGAGCAAATTAAGGCAAAGGACATAGATAACGATGATAAAAAATTAGACTTAGTTTCTAAAGAACAAATTAAAGAAGCCATTGGACGTTCACCTGACTTTGGAGACAATATGATTATGCGAATGATATTCTTCTTAAAGCATAAAAACAAATTACAGTATGGAGTATCAGTAAGTCGTCCAACATTTAAGGGCTTTAATAAGATAGGTTAGTAAATATTATTAGAGTGTGGTATAATTAAAGGGTACAGCTTTTTGATGGGAACAAGAAGCTAATGATACAAGACATTTATAAAAAAAGAACTAATGTATCGTCTTATCAGCCATCTAAAGAGGTAGCTGAATTAACATATATAGTTAAAAAGGATTGGTCTGCTGGCAATGAAATACTTCACAAGCCATGGGACGAGTTAAATGGTTATAGTGTTATTGACCGCATGAATAAAGACCAAAGGACTTTTAACTCCTTTGTCGATGAAACCGTTGAAGACCCAGACGAAGCATGGAAGTTTAGAGGTACAAGAAGTTTAGCCCGCAACAAAACAATGGCAATGCACGCACATTTAACTGCTAACTTTATTGTTCCAACTATATTTGCACAGAATGAAAAGCAAGAAGAAGACAGGGATATGTCAGAAGTTATGCGTGATGTTTTAGAGTGGATGAGCATCAACTCAAATTACCGCTCATCGTTTATTGTTGGCACAATGGGTATGTTAGTAAACCCAGTGACTTACTTAGGTGCTGATTATTGCGAAGTATTCCAAAAGATTAAAGAGAAAGGTGAGGACGGCAAACTAACCACAAAGGAAATATTAGATGAAGTGTTATCTGGTTTTCAAGTTCCAGTATATTCAGCCGACCAAGTGCTTATTACCAATGCCTTTGAACAAAACATACAAAAGCAAAGGGTTATTATACAAAGGCGTTTTGTTGAATACACAGATTTAGAAGCTAAATGGGGCGAACATCCAAATTGGCAGTATGTGACACCGGGAATACAATCAGTTTATAGTGAAGACGACGGATTATTTTACGATGTTAAGGACGAAGCACATGAACTTTTGGTTGAAGAAGCTAAGTGGAAGTGTAGGAGAGATGATAGCGAGGTAGTTTTCCTTAATGGTATTTATATGGGCGAGGAAAATATTGATAATAACCCTATTAAACACAGGGATAACCGCAATGCACCTAAATACAATTTAATTCCTTTTGGCTATGAAAGGATTAATGAACACTTCTTTTTCTTTAAATCACTTATTAACAGGGTAGGTTGGGATAACGATTTGTTAGATTCTATGTATGAAATAACAATGAACAGGGAAATACTTGATGTATTAACCCCAGTCGTTGTTTCAGGTGCTGAAAAGTTTGATAGCCAAGTGGTATTTCCAAACTCAGTTGTTGCTTTTGAAAACCCAGATGCTAAAGTGACGCCATTGTTGCCAGCAAGAAACCCAATGGCCGGTTATAATGCCATGTCAAAGATTGAGGAATCCATTGACAAAGAAAGTATTAATGATACTCAAAGCGGGCAGTTGCCACAAGCAAGCCAAAAAGCATTTACAGTTGCCAAGGCAGATAACGCAGCTAAAATTATATTAAAAGGTGCAGGTAGAAACCTTGGTATATCAATAATTCAATATGGTGACCTAATGACTGATATTGCATTACAACACCTTACCACTGCCCAAATTGACGAGATAACAGGGGCTGAAAAGTATCGTCCGTTTATATTACAAGACCAAATGGTTAATGGCAAAAAGGTATCTAAAAAGATATTGTTTGACGCTTCTTTGGTTGGCAAAGAAATGACCGATGAAGAAAAGAAATACGCCTCGCTTAAATTGTTAAGCAAAGTTGGTTATCCAAATAATAAGGAATCTGTTTATCTTGTAAACCCGCACTTGTTTAGTAAGATGAAATATATGTGCAGGATTGAACCCGATGCCTTGCTTGAAAAGAACACCCAGTTTGAACAGGCCATGGCTACGAATATTTATACATTGTTAAGGGCTGACCCAATGATTAAACCCGAACCACTTATTAGAAAATTGCTTAATTCGTTTTATAGGGGCGAAGCAGATGATATGATAGCCGAGGGCGGTGGACAGGAAGGCGTTTTACAGCAAGTTATGAACGGACAAGGAGCTCAACCGCCACAATCACCAATGGGAGCACAAGTAAATCAAAAAATAACGGCACAAGGATTAAATCAAGTAGCATAAAGACTTAAATCGTGGTATAATTAAAAGATATAAAAAGATGGTCGGTATATCTAATTAAAATTAAAACAAAAATGAAATTAATTAAAGGTTTAGAACTAAGAAATATTGAAAAACTCGCCAGAGTTTATGGTAAATTAGGTGAGAATGCCTCTGATGAAGCCGTTTTAGTTGAGTATGATAAGTTAGGCGGTTTAATTGTTAGACAGGGCATTAAAGTTAAAAGAGGAGTTGCTTATGATGTTAGTGCAAGGAAAGCTAGAGCCGAATTGCGTATTGTTTTAGATAGAAGTTATGACGAAAACGCTAAAGACGAGGAAGAAGAAGTTGTAAGCGAAGACGAAGTTGTTTCTACTGAACATTTGCAAGAAGTTAAAAAGGAAGTGTTGCCAGATTTGAGGGATGAAGTTGTCGTATCCCCAAAGAAAGCTAAAAAGATGAAGTAATGGAACAAACGGAACAAGAAATACTCCAGAAACACCTTATAAACTTTCTTGTTAAAGATGTTTATAACGCTATATTGCCAGATGAGATATGGTCAATACGCAAAGGAGTATTAACTCATAAAGGCCGACCTCTTACCAAAGACGAATCAAAGCAGTTAAAAGAAGAAGCTACTTTATTCGCAGAGGGAAAACTTTGGAGTTTGCTTAAATCCGAATTAAACCATATTGCTAGAGTAAAGATGTACGAAAAGTCAGTTAGTGAAAAAGATATAGTGGCCGGTAAACTGCTAATATATCTTACCGAGTGCATTGACAATAGATTATCGAATCTTAAATAGACAATAACCGTTTCTGATGGGAAACGAGAGCCGCTTAATATAGTGGGCTTATTCAAACCCATCATTGAATAATCCCTCTATACTAAGCCGCTCTCAACAGAGCGGTTTTTGTTTAATGTCTACGCCGTAATGGCGATGTTAAAAAACTAATGTGAGCACTGACTCCTTAAACCAGATGTCTTATGACTAAAGCAGAAATAGAGAAGGCCGCTATCGCTAAGGCCGAAGCCGATGCAAAAGTGAAAGCTGATGCAGAAGCTAAAGAAGCGAATGCCAATTCCGAAAAAGAACCCATAAAGGGTGATGATGAGGAAGAGGTTGAAAAGGAAGAAAAAGTTGATTATAAAGCCGAACTTGCCAAGGAAAAAGAAGCTAGAGCTAAGGCGGACAAAGCCACAGCAGACCTAGCATTTAAACTGAGAGAAAAGAAAAGGAACAAAAAAGATGATGTAGTTGAAGATGAGGATCTGGATGAAGAGGACAAACCTCTTACAAAGAAAGACCTCAACTCAATTTTATCCGCTGATAGAGAAGCAAGTAGAAAGGAATTTCTATCTTCTCAAATTAAGGATAAAGCTACAAAGTTAGCCAGTTCTGAGGATGAAGCCGATTTAATCGTTGAAATCCATAAGAACCGTACCTTTCCTTCAAATCTTTCGTTAGACGAGCAACTTGAAGAGGCGTGTGCTATTGCTAACCGCAAAAGTATATTAGCCAAAAATGCCGAATTAAAAAGGGCTTTAAATAGTAAAGAAACTCGAGAAAATAGTGCCGCTGGAACAGTTCGTGATGAATCTTTAGCTAAAGAAACCAAATTATCTCCGCAAGATGCCCAAGCAATTAAAGACGCTGGGTTCGTATGGGACGGATTTAAACGACTTTATAAGAAATCATTAGCAGGTGGCAAGAAACATCTTTTCTACGACCCGAAGTTGAAGAAAAGGTGGGTAGTATAACATTTATTTATCAAAGTAGTTCCCTAATGCAAAATGTCTGCAATTAGAGGGTGAACTAGGCAAACACCAAAAGAACTGCGAACATAAATAAACAAAACAAGTGAAACACGATTTAGAAGTAATAGGTATTTCTTGTGGGGTTCGAAACTTTCGAGCAGCCGCATCATCTACCAGATTTTACGCAGGTGAGCCAATTCACACAGCTCAAACCTATTCAGGTGGTGTTATTGCAACCAATGTATGGATTGTAGCTGCCAATGATACACCTTTAGTTGCTACTTACATGCTTGCTGGTATTGCCTCGAGAGATGCTCAAGTCAATTCAGCTGGTACTGTAATTACACAAAAGGCAGAAGTTATTGTTCCGTTGCCATGGGCAACAAGAATTAGAGGAAAGGCAGAAACTCCGGCCAGTATCGATACTGATGCTGAGTTATTGCTCGTTCTCTATGATGTCACTTTAATTGATTATAATTCTACTGGTTCAGCATTAAGCGGACCTCTTTATACCATAAAGCAGACTGCTTCAACTGACGCTGGCGGTTTAACAATCATTGATGGTGATGTAGTAAAAGGAACTCTCGACACAATCGTCGACCCGAGAGCGTTAAGAAATGATATATCCTAAAAACTTATGAAACACGACTTACAAGTTATTGGACTTTCGTGTGGCGTAAGGCCATTTAGGATTGCTGCTAGTGCTACCAGATTCTATGCAGGAGAACCTATTCACACAAATGCAACTTATTCAAGCGGTGCGATTACATCAAACACTTGGGTTGTAGCTGCTGTTGATACTCCAATTGTAGGAACTTATATGCTAGGAGGTATCGCTTCACGAGACGCTCAGGTAAATAGTGCAGGTACAGTTATAGCTCAGAAAGCTGAAGTTATCGTTCCAATTCCTTGGCTTACAAGGATTAGAGGAGAAGCACAGACACCGGCCAGTATCGATACTGATGCAGAACTTTTATTAGTTTTGTACGATGTGACCTTGCTCTCCTATTCTGCTACTGGTTCTTCATTAAGTGGTCCTCTTTACAACATTATACAAACTGCTACTGCAGATTCTAGTGGTCTTACCATAATCGATGGTGATATCGTAAAGGGAACTATTGATGTTATTGTTGACCCAAGAGCCTTGAGGAATGATATTACAGCTTAATAATTAAGACAGATTAAATAAAACTATGTTAACAGGCGGACACACAAGTTTACTCTCTCCAGATGCTTGCCAGACAGCTATTGACGCTGTTTTGTACGAGAATTATGACAGAGAAGAAACTCCCGCATTCTTATCTTCACGAAACCCTTTGTTTTTCAAACAAGGTGGAATCGACAGCATGAGCTTCATCTTTGATGAAGATTCAAATGTCGGTGAATTCGAGGAGCATGAAGAACAGGCGGAAATTAAAACCTCTAATACTTTTATCGGGAATCAAAAAACTGTTAGAGTTAAGAAAAGAATGAAGTCGATTCCAGTCTCTTGGGAGGCATTCAAAACCGACCAAGTAGGCAAAAGAGAAAGGATTGGTTCACAAATTGGCGACAGAGCTCGTCTTACACAAGACAAGAGAGCAATTATTGATGTTTATGGCGATGCTTTCGCTGGAAGTATCAATACTTGTGCCGATGGTGTAGCTCTTTCTTCAAACTCCCACGTCTCCTTAACCGGTGGAACTGTTGATAACTATGAAACAGGTGCAATGAGCCCAGATAACCTTTGGACTTTGGTCACTTCTTTGTTAAATCAACCAGCACAGGACGGTGAATTGGGTTCTCATGTATTTAATGGAATTCTCGTTCCAACCACTCTCTATAAGCATGCCAAAGAAGTTTTAAACTCTACTTTGATTGCTGATGGCGGTGAGAATAACTTGAACATCTTTGATACAGATTTCGGTCAGGTTGCAATTAAGCAATCCCAGTTCTTGGGTTCTGCTTACAACTCAGCTACTAATGCAAATACTTCTTTCTATATTGTGTCTCAAAACCACATGATATTCAGAAAAGTTTTGTCTGAAGTGGAAACTGATTTAATTGAACCTCGTTATTCCAGAACTGACTCCTATGAATATAGGGCAAGGTTCTGCGATAGAGCTTTTCCAGGGTCTTGGACTGGCTTCGCCGCTTCTGACGGTTCAGTCGCTGTTTAATTATCATTAACACTAACCATTATATGAACAAAAATATAATTGCCTTAGTCCTTTGCGGAGCTTTATTGCTTGGCGTTGGCTTTGGCGTTGGATTACTGGTTGGTGGTAATCAATCAGTAGACACATTAGCTGGTGGAACTCGTTTCGTACACGGATTAAGTACTACTTCTGCCGCACCTTCTGCTGGCGAAGTTCAGACTACTACCTTGACTGTTGATAGCACCACTACCTTAACAGGCGTGGCGACACTATCTGCTTCAAGTGTGAGCATGGGCGGAGTTGTTGAATATTCTTACAGTTCTGCTTTAAGCAATGCTTCTAGCACACTCTGTCAATTCACATCTCCTGCGGCTACTACTACATTGGAATTTGCTTCAGTGACAGTCACAACTGCTTCTTCTACTGCGGCTATTATTCAAATAGCCAAGAGTAAATATCAGTCTGCGACTACTACATTGATAGCTTCTACCTATACAGTGGCGGCTAATGCTAAAGCGACTATCGTTGCTTCAAGCACTGGTTTTATTACCGGAGTCACTAATACTTGGGTAATCGGACCAAGCCAATACATCGTAGTAAAGGCTGGTGGAACAAGTTTCAAACCAACAAAGTCCGGTATAAATACTTATGCTGGGTATTGTAAGCTAAAACTCTTAGTCAATTAGACTATCCTTCATCCTCTGCTTGAGACAGGGGATGGACTGATAGCCTAATAAAAATAATTAATAAAAATATGAAAAATAAATTAACATTAAAAGTAGTAAGTTGGTTGATAGGCATATCTGCATTATTTGCCAGTCTTGCTAGTGGTGTATTGCAATTACAAACACCAATTAAATTAAGCGGAGTATCTGGGCAGGCTTGGATAGTTAATAAAAAACTCAACAATGTAGCTTCTACTAGTCCAAAATATATAACCAGAAGAGCAACGACCACCATCGAATCTTCAATTAGTACCATTGATGCAGATGCTTTGAATGTAAAAGTTCAAGTCCTAGCCAGCACGACTGGAAATATAAACTTCATATTTGAGGGTTCTGATAATGGAATTGACTGGTACGACATGACCTGCTTAGGTTCTACTATCGCTAACAATAACAGAACTTATAACTCTCCTTGTATTCATACATTTTCTATGGCTACAAGCGGATTAACCGTAGCTTCAAACTATGTAAGGCGTTCATTTATAATTGAGCCTATTATCTTTGAAAAGATGAGGGTTAAAGTAAATTCAGCGGCTTCTTCTTCTGTTTGGACAAATATAGGAGTAAGACAACCACAAAACTAAAATGCTAATTAGCGACTTAAAATCACACTTAATAGGTTTATCTCACGGCGGAACTTTAAATAAGGTTCGCAATATTGCGTATCTTTTTGAGCGTGCCGGAAATAATATGCTTTCAAAGATAAGACCTTTAAGCACTATTAGAACTGTCGCTTTATCAAATACGATTTACGATGATGTTTACAATTATGCTTTGCCGTCAGATTACAGAAGCATAATTGACTTATATCCGCAGGATAATAGGAACTCAAATGATAAGAGTAAAAGATTATTTTCAGAAGGTTTTGACCTTGGGAAAGAATTGACATCTAAAAACCTTTCTATTGAAAGTGAGAACGGAACAAAACTTATCAGATTAAATTGGAGAACTAACGCTCCGATAGTTTTGCACACGATGAATTCGCTTACCGATAATGGAACTTGGAGTGCGGTAGGAACTGCGACAGGTCTAAAAGCACAGACATTGTTTAAAGTTTCAGGTTCAGCGTCTATTGAGTTTGATGTGGCCGCTACCGGCGATGGAATACAGAAC